CAAAGGGGCCGGGGGTTGAGTAGGCAAGCGAAACCACTTCCCGGCATTTCGCCAGCCAACACAACCCCAGTGCAGCGCCAGCCAACACAACCCCCGGCCCTACGGGCCACCCCCTTCTGAAGAAGGGGGCTGGTCGGCGTTTGGGGCTACCCCCTTCCAAGGAAGGGGGCCTGGGAAGCCCCCTTCTTTAGAAGGGGGTGCCGCCAAAGGCGGCGGGGGTTGTGTAGGCAAACTTGATAATGAATGCCAAACACGGTAAAATCCAACTAGGGACTGTAAAACCCAAGCCATCGCTGTTAGGAAAGGTGAATAATTTGGATAACCCAAACATGGAGCAAAATAAAATCATCCTCTATCAATCGGAGGACGGGCTGGTAAGCGTGGATGTAATTTTCTACAACGAAACCTTTTGGTTGACACAAAGGGCTATGGGAGAATTGTTTGATGTTGGAATACCTGCGATATCAAAACATTTAAAAAATATTTACGATGAAAATGAGTTGGTATCAACCGCAACTATTTCCAAAATGGAAACAGTTCAGCTTGAGGGTGATAGGTATGTACAACGGTTGGTAGAATACTACAACCTCGATGCCATAATCGCCGTAGGCTACCGAGTCAATTCTAAGAGCGCAACGCAATTTAGGCGTTGGGCAACGGCAACTCTCAAGGAATACATCATCAAGGGTTTTGTATTAAACGATGAAATGCTAAAAAACGGTGTTCCATTTGGGAAAGACTATTTTGATGAGCTTCTTGAACGCATTAAGGAAATCCGTGCAAGCGAACGCCGTTTTTATCAAAAAATAACGGATATTTATGCACAGTGCAGCTATGATTATGACGCAAACAGTGATATAACAAGAGATTTTTTCAAAGCAGTGCAAAACAAACTTCTTTTTGCTATCACTGGGCATACCGCGCCTGAACTGATTGCAGATAGGGCTGATAGTAACAAGCCGAATATGGGACTTTCCACATGGAAGAATGCCCCGGATGGCAAAATACTACAATCTGACACAACCGTGTCTAAAAACTATTTATACCGTAAAGAAATAAGCGGCTTAAATGACATTGTAAATATGTACCTTGATTATGCCGATAACCAGGCAAAGCGTCACAAATTAATGTCTATGCAGGACTGGATAACACGTTTGGATGCTTTTTTACAATTCAATGAATATGACTTGCTCTATGATAAAGGAAAGGTTGAACGTAAAGTTGCAGATGACTTAGCAAAGGCGGAATATAAGAAATATAGGGTATTGCAGGATAAAAAGTATATTTCGGATTTTGATAAGGCTACACAACTATACTTGAAATAAGCAATTGTCCTCTTATAAGTCAATTTGAAAGGTTAGTCTACAATCCCACGTCGCCACCCGGTCGGGTGGTTTTTTATTGCCAGCAATGTCATAGGAGGAAATATCATGGCAACAAAACCAGACGCAATCAATCATCTAAACGCACTAATAGAAGCGTATCCAGATGAAGCGGAACATCTTGCCGAGGCCATACTCGCGATAGATATTCCCCATGAAAACGAAGAGCACGACCCGGATGTGTTGACCCCGGAGCAGGAGTTGATTTACCGCAATGCAGTAGCACATGTGGAGCCGCCAAAACCGGGCCGCAAAAGGAGATAACAATGCGCATCCTAGACTTCATCCACAAAAAACTATACACCCACAACCACGAGGCCCAGGAAACCTGGCAAGCAACCCAACCGGAAATCGACGCCCTTCTAACCCGCCTATGGCGCAGCTTCGACAACACCCGCGTTAGCCTAATCGACATGGACGCAAACCCAGAAGACCTGGAGATTTGGGAACGCACCTATGGCATACATCCAGACATATTCCGTGACACACCAGAAGAGCGACGGGAACGGGTACTAGAGCGCAAACGCGACCAGCCCCCCTTTACCGAAATGTGGCTAAAAGGCAACGAATATGACAACTACGGGCACCGGAAAATGGGCGGGGTAATCGGGCTGCGGTTCCCGGAGGGGGATGTATATGTGGCCCTTGTGGGGCTGCGGCTGTATTTGGTTTTTGATATAAGCGGCGGCAGGGTAAACGAATTCGGCTTTACATGCCGCGAGTTTAGGGAACTTATCCCCTGGTTTAGGGGCTGGATGCCTACAAACCTACATCTGTTTATCCAATTAGAATATTTTAGGGATACCAGCTACGGCAAACTATTTGTAGGGGGCCGCACTGTAGCGTCCCAAACACTAAGAGAAAGAGGCAACACCCAACGGAAAGAGGATACCGAAAGTGCTGGCAGCCTTTTTTTTGTTGGCACGGCCCATCGTATGATAACTGTTGAGAGAAGTGGTAGTGTTGTATGGTGAGTATTTTAACCACGAAAAACACAAAAACCACGAAAAAATAACCGGTTAAGGTTTTATCACGCGACATTGAATTTATTTCGTGTCTTTCGTGGTTTTCGTGGTTAAATTATCTTTTTTTATATTTCGGAGGTAACAATGGATGGATTTGTAATAACAAGCCAAGGGCTTAACCTAATAGCCAAATGGGGAGCCGGGGCAGCGCGTATAATTGACGATGTTTGGTTTGGCAGCGGCAGGTTAGCGGATGACGACGACCCAAGGCAGCTAACAGGCCTTATCGCCCCGGTAGCAACCGGTACAACCAGCGTCCCCACAACCCAGGACAATCAGATAAATATAAAACTGCAATACCGAAACGATATGCACCCGGCCCAGCAAGGCTTTTGGGCCAACGAGTACGGTATCTTTGCAATCGACCCGGATATTGGGCGGATATTGCTGCTATACGATAACCTAGGCGATGCCCCAGTGTGGATTGCGCCATGGAGCGGCGGCAAGCTTTCGACTGCCACCTTCCCGGTATCAATCGGGGTAAGCGGTGACGGGGAGATTACCCTTAACTTCCCAGCGGGGGTGCTGGTAACAGAAGAAGATGTAAAAGAGATTATAAGAAATGCCATGGAGCCCCATAACCACGCAACAACGCGTTATGGCGAAGGCACTGAGGAATTGTACGGGCATGTCAAACTGACCGGCGACCCGGAAAACACAGAGCCAGGGACGGCGCTCTCCCCTATGGGGGGACAGGCGCTTATTGCGAGCATTGATATGAGCGGCGTTGAAACCGACCTGGAGGAAATCAAAGCCCGTGTGGGGCCAATGAACGCCCCAGCAATGACGGCGGCAGCCAATAACACAACGTCGATAATGGGATATGTAAAAGGCATTTGGGAACGGGTGCGCACAAACCTAACGGCTGCATTTGATACGGCGGCGCGGGATAGCGTTATGCGATTTACGGCAGCGCGGGGTACCAATATCGATAACACGGCAACCCGATTAGGCGTAGGCACCGATGCCGCAACCAATGCCAACACGGCAGGGGTAACGGTGTTTGGGCGGCTGCGGTGGATTGCGCAGAATATTGCGTCCTTTTTCACCTTGCTAACCACCGGTAACGGGGCGCGGGTTAATCGGACTGTGCAGCGTGGGACAGTGATATTGCAAGCAGGGCCGGGAACCGCAAGAATAATAAATTTTGACCTGCCGATAAACCCAGTAATAATTGACAGAGCCAATTTTGAAATTTTGCACCCAGACGCTCTCTTTCCTTTTTTTGGGTCAATTGTGGCAGCCAATGTTCCAACGATGAGCATTTCATTTCTTAATACAACAACCCTAAGATTTACGCTAAATGTTCCACCGGACGTGGCGATTATGGCCCGTGCTGTACCTTGGGCCGTAATCTCTTATTCATAGTGCTAATCAAGGGTTGAAATTTACGAAATACTACAATTCCCCGTCACCCCGGGCTTGACCCGGGGTCTCCCCATCTAAGTCGAAAACTAACGAGCCTCGCAGGTTTTCTCTAAGCCGGGGGATTCCGGGTCAAGCCCGGAATGACGCAATGTCCGCGTCAAGCCCGGGATGACAAGGCTTATCTCCAACTCTTATTTGGCGTTCATAACGAAAGGAGGAACACATGAAACAGTATTTTTATGTTTACTTAAACGATGACGATATAGTACACGGCGACACAGGGCCCCTTAGCAGCCCGATTGAATCTGATTTTGCAATAGAGGTGCCAAGCCTTGACCCGTCGCTATACGGCAAAAAGTATAATCGAAAAACCGGCAAGTTTACCGCGCTGCCCCAGGCCTTTTCGTACACCCCACCGCCGGTATCCAACGAGCAATTAGCGCACCAGATTAGCGAATTAACGGCAAGCCTTATTGTGTCGCAAGTTATTACCCAGCCCATTAATGCGGATGACTGGCGGGAGAAATATTTAGCAGGGCAGGTAAGCGAAGCTGCCCTTTGGATGCTTGCGGGCGCTAAATTGCTGCCTGAAAACGCGGCGGCGGCTTGGGAGAAGGAAGCAGCGGAGGCTGTAAATGCCTAAAATATTCATCGACCCAGGCCACGGAGGCCACGACCCAGGGGCAGTAGGCAACGGCATGAGAGAATCCGACATAAACCTAGACGTATCCCTACGCCTAAAAAAGATTCTCGAAGACGCCGGACTACAAGTCCGAATGTCCCGCACAACAGACATATCCCCCCGGGAGCGTCAACAACACGCTAACCGTTATAAAAATGTGGATATGCTTTTAAGCATCCACACAAACGCAGGCGGCGGCACCGGGGTAGAAACCATTATCCCCACGGCAAGCCCCAATAACCCCCGGCGGGATTTGCAGCAAAACCGCCGCCTTGCGGAAAATATCAGCAATGCCCTGGGGCAGAGGTTCGGTCTTCCCATCCGCCGTCAAAAGGGCGTGATGCTGGAAACCGAAACCCGCCACGGCAGCCTTGGTGTGCTGCGCAACGCAAAGATGCTTGCGGTTATGGTAGAGCTTGCATTTATCGATAGCCCACTTCATAACCCGGATGTAGAGGTTTTACGCAACCGGCGGCAGGAAATAGCCGAAACCTTGGCGGATGTAATACTAGAATGGTTTGGAGTTGATAACATGACAGACGAAAAGTTTGCCGAATATATAGCGAAGTGGCAGCAAAATCAAGGTACACAGCCCGTAAACCCAAGATTGGCGCCGGATGAATTTCAAGCGGCGGTTAATGCCAATATTACAGATGGCACCAGGCCGCAAGCCCTGGCAACCCGGCAAGAAGCGGCGGTTATGATACAAAGGGCCACACAGAAGTAAGCGAGCCCCCCCTCCTTGGAGGAGGGTAGCCCGTAGCGCCGACCTGCCCCCTTCTTTAGAAGGGGGTGGCCCCAAAGGGGCCGGGGGTTGAGTAGGCAAGCGAAACCACTTCCCGGCATTTCGCCAGCCAACACAACCCCAGTGCAGCGCCAGCCAACACAA